TCATTTTAACAGAATTATTTTCCCTGATGACGGTTTGCTGCCACCGCCAAGCCATGCATTCTTTTCCAACACATGCTTGTGGAGGATTTTGGATTGGACACCATTTTGTTTGAGCCTCTTCAGCAGTCACATAATGTGGATTGTCAGTCACCTTTTCCTGCCTCATCGTTGTAAAGCGTTTTCTTGAACATAACCTTTGCAGCCGTGTGATATATCACAATGCCTTCAGGCCGATTAAAACCAAATAGTTTTGAACCAAACATTTCTAAGTATTGCAGCTTCCTTTGAATGATCCAGTCTTCCATTGGCCCACGATATAGTTCTGGGACAACCATGACACCATCTGGCAACTCAGCATTTTTCCACCGCGTCGTGTTAAAAAGGGCAAACATCTTTCGATCCATGCCGTATCCACGTTGAATGCCATTACCAAACCATTCACCAAAGTGACGGCCTTCGCCTAATGCAAAAACCAACGCATCCTTGTTGGCTTCAACCCACCTTGCAAAGCCGAAGTTGTCATCATCCGGAGCAATAAACCGATTGCGAGATTGCGCTTTAACAATCCCATTTTCAATAAGGATCGCTGCATTTGTGCCATCAATCTTTTCGGTAATGATGATCTCTCGTGACCAACGGGCAATCTTTGGAAAACCTTCAAAGTTCATAGCCCTTCACCTTCTTCGCAGTCTATTTCGACTTTCACACAAGCGAGGCGGACACCTAAACTTGTTTGCTTGTCAGCAAGATTAGCATCTGCTTTCGCATCAAAAAGATCAGAATGTTTTGATTCATTGTATAAATTCACCCAAAAGCTGTGCTTGATGCGGGGTTTAATTTCAACTAAATCAACGCAAATTTCCCCAGTACCGGCTGTCGTTCTAAACTTGCAACGTCCATTGAGTTCCCAAATGCTTTGAACCCATTTCCCATTATAGTCTTTAAAAGCGCCATGAACGGGTTCTTCTGGGTGTCCGTCCGTTGCATAAACTCGCGCTTCACGGCCATCAATGGTGCGATATTGCTTGTCCTTGCTGATCATTTTGGAAGCTCCTTAATTGGCATCCAGTACTTAGGCTGGAACCACATGCCCCAGTCCCATTCGGCCTTGAATGTCTCCCCATCTGGATTGCTGGAGTATTCATTCCAAAAGCCAATGTTGATACAATCTTCGCCATCCATGTCTTTTCCGCCAAGGAAAACGGGCATATTCTTGGGAGTGTTGGCGTCAATTAGGTGCCAGTTATAATCTTCCAGTTGGTTTTCAGGCTGCATCTTGCTTCCCCAGTGCACGAGTTAGATCCAGATGAACCTGTGGCATGCTAGCGCCAGAGTATTCACCGCCTAGTTCAGCGTAGCCTTCAATGTCATCCCAGTGATCGCGGAAGTTATGATCCCCCGATAGGATGCGTGCGATCTTCATAGCAATCAGCTCAAGAGCTTCGCGCTGCGTGTCACGCAATGCTTCCCAATTCTTGCCGCAAGCCATGACGCTTTTCATGTTCTGGCTAATCTCAGCAGTGTTCTTGTAATCGCCGTGGGTCTTTTGTTTCGTCGTGTCCATTTTATCTCTCCTTAGAAGTTGTCAAAAAAGTCATATGCACTATCAAGATTACGGAAAGCCTTCCAAAGCATCTTTGCCTCTTTCTGAGAAAACTTAACTGATCTTGTAAGATTACCCGTCGTCTGAATGATAACAATTGGCTCTCTGCTATCCTGATCAGCTTCAAGGCGAATAATATGTTCTTCACCTACCGCTGCACCCGGTGTCGAATACTCGAACACCATTTTCATATTGCCTTCCATGTCCTTCTCCTTTTTTCCATATTCTATACGCCCAAGTCCAAAAAGCGGCGTTTCATCTCCGATGTCCATAACTCTGTCTCTCCAACCACTACTCATTCCCGCTGACTCCAGAATTTTTCTCACTGCACTTAAGTTTACCGCCATCACACAAAATTCCTGCTTGAGCGTTTCATGTAACTCTCTGCCTCTTTCACCAACTCAGAAATCGTTGGTGGAAATTTGGCTTTCGTCAATATCCCTAACGACGGGTCCGACAATCTGCGCAATACGTCTGGCGGAAACCTTTCTAAGGCCTCTGCCGCGTTTCTGAGGAATGTCGGTGGGTCTGTCAGGTTGTTTAGGTTGAAGCTGTACATGATCTTCTTCACGCACTCCTCCGACGTCATCAAGTCCGTACTCTTTTGCCCACTGGGCTTTCTTGCGTTCACTTGCCGCCTCCAATTCTGCGAACGCCTCCGCTATCTGCTGGTTCTTGGTTACTCTCTCTTTAGATTGCTTCCCGCCTAGTGCAGCGGAAAGGTATGCAATCGGATCACGGACGTTCTTATTGACCGCCACTTGTAAAATCCGAAGGATCTCGTCCTTGTCGCCATTAGCGAGCTTCAAGCACTTCCCTACGAAGGTTCTGGAGGTGATATCCGCAACGCCCATTCCCATGAGCATACCCACCGCCTCGTCCCAGAAATACTTGTCGTCCGTTTTTGGCTTCTCCTCGTAACTATCAAATATGCGAAGTACTGGATCCTCCAGTTCCGAAGGAACTGAATACTTACTTTCTTTCTTCTTACTTTGAAGGGTGCCATGCTGTAGCACCTCGTCCCGCCATATCGTGGCACCCTCACCATCTTTTTTGTGAAGCTGAACGAACTTGTAGTTACACGATGTCTGGCGGCCATTCTTATGAAATGACGCTTGTTTTTCTATGATACCGGCGGCTACTAGGTTGTTGATTGACCGCCTAACGGTGGACTCTCCTAGCCCCGTTTCCTCAGCCAGTAACTTATGGCTTGGGAAGCAAAGGTTTCTTTCATGGTTATGATGGCGAGCCAACCAGAAAAGCACCAACTGATCCAGTGGCCCGACATTCTTCGCGTTCTTAAAAGAGATTTCAAAAGCAGAGAAGCTCATTTGCCCCTCCTTTTGAACTGATTGTGGGTAGGAACATACCCCAAAAGCTCCCAGAAGAACTCCCGTTCTATGCCGCAGTCGATGAAGTACTCAATCACTTCAGCGTCACCAGATACGTTCTTGATCGCGCCGATCCTTTCGAGATCAGACAAAGCAGACTTGATAGTGTCCAATGTGCAATCGGAACACTTAATTTCCCTTAAGATCCAGTCAGGACTTGCCGTGCTAAACGAGTCTAACCCGCTGCATGCTTCGGCCATCGCCATCAATACTACTTTTTGTATTGGCTTTAGCTTTGGATAGCTCCAAGCCCAATATGTTGTGCCCATCGACATAACGACATACCACCTCTTGCATCGCAGAGGCTGACGACATATAACGATGTCGGTCGGGAACTCTGCATCTCAGTTCTCAGATCGGGGGCTGCAACCCCAAACCTTATTAGCGACTCCGGGTCATTCCGGGGTCGCTTTCTTTTTAGGCCCCGGCCACTTCTTAGTCAAGCGTTTCGGCTTCCAACCAACGATGAAGACCGTGATCTCTACCCCGTGGTATAGCTCCGCAGCCTTCTTCCGGAGCCTGTAGGCGGCATCCTTCATAGTTCCCGTAGACTTTACCTCTTCGATGATCTCTTTGCCCGTGACGGCCTCTGTGTATTTGAAATCAGGGGTATAGGTGCAGTAGTGTTTACCGTTGATCTGAACAGGGTACTCTGGCTGCAAGGTCAGGTTCTTGATGAGCCCTGCTCTCTCCGCCAGCTTTAGATCAGAATACCGTGAGGCCTCGCGCTTCGAATCAAACACGATACCATCAATGGTCCGCTCACTCTTGGGCGCTACTTTGTATTTCACTGGCACTTGGCGCATCCTTTGGAAAAAAGTCATCTTTAGTGAGAATGATACCGCGTTGTTTGGCGGCTACCATCAGTTCAATCTGGCGGCGATGGGGGATAAGCCCACCAGTCCCACCCTTACCCATAGGCCACATCCACTTATAAACACCTTGCGTTGACATCGCGAGCATACCCGCTACAGCGCGTGGTCCTCCAAGCTTTGTTATCACCCTATTAGCAATCAAATGCATATTTCCCTCCAAATCAGTAGTTGACAACGTAAAGTAGATTGTGCAGGGTGTCAACACCATTGAAGGAGAAAATTGAAATGGTTGACACAATCAAAAGTTGGACGTGGGAAGAGATTAAGGAAGTGCGCGAATTAGCCGCTAATGGCTGGTCTGCATTGGATATATCAAGGAAGTTGGTGGGACGCACAAGAAACTCCGTTATCGGCGTATGCCACCGGAGAGGCATTCATTTGCAAAGCAAGAATGGGAGAATGATGGCAGAGGCGAAAGCGCTTCTACCTCAGGTTCCTAAGAGGGTTCGCCCATCACGCGCTAAACCTAAAACTTTAGGGCCACGTCTTGATGTTTTGCCAAAAGCCTACATCATCAAAAAGATTACGCCTGTCGAGGATGAAAATTTCACGCCACTGAACGTTACAATCGTCGATCTCCGTCATTTCCATTGCAGGGCTGTGGTCAGTGAAATCAAAGCGGGTGATACATTCTATTGCGGCCATGAAGCCATCACCGGAAAATCATGGTGTCCCTATCATATGTTAAAATACACATACCCTTTAATAAAAAGAGCGGGATGAGTAGTTGACAAATCTGAGAAGTACTGAGATAACACAATTGCCAAAAATGGAGAGAGCAAAATGGCACTTACAGCAGAACAGAAACTGTTCCGTTCCAAGCTATTGGGCGGTTCAGATGCCAACACAATTATGGGTGGCAACGAAGAATACCTTATGAACCTGTGGATGACCAAGACAGGCCAGAAGGAAGATGATGATCTGAGTGACAATCTGAACGTACAGATGGGTACGTTCACTGAGCCATTTAACATTCAATGGTTCACAAAGCAGACGAATAGAGTAGTTACGGACAATGGTGTACAGCGAATTTCTTCAGACCATAAGTTTATGGGGTGCACTCTTGATGGTATTACTGATAACGGATTAACTGTATTCGAAGCAAAGCATGTATCTGCTTTTGCTAAAGACGACGAGATCTTAGAGAGGTATTACCCACAGCTTACCCACAACATGCTTGTCTGTGGATTAGAGAAGGCTGTTCTTTCTGTTTTCTTTGGAAATGGAAAATGGGAGAAGTTCGACGTATCTTTGGATGCATTGTACTCTGACATCCTTATCGGCGCAGAAGCTAAGTTTTGGGACTGTGTAGAGAAGAAGATACCGCCTGTTAACATTCAGGTTCGCGCACCACTTGATGCTGTTCGCCTCGTTGATATGACAGGTAACAATGCTTGGGCTAACTTTGCCAGCCAGATCAAAATGAATAGCATGGGCAAGAAGCTATATGATGAGGCAGCTAAAGGCCTGAAGGATCTTGTCGAGGAAGATATGGCCGAAGCCTATGGCTATGGAATTAGCTTTAAGCGGGATAAACGCGGCGCACTGCGCATGAAGGGAGAGTAACATGGACCACAAGGAAATTTCACTATTGGAAATTGCAATGCTTCCAGATGGCTTTGCGGTAAAGGCACATCCTATGCTGCACGACCCCGACATGAGTTTTGTTCGGAACCGGCTTATTGAGATCCTTCCCGTTCTGGCGGAGCAGTTACGATCCCCTTCTGACACAACTCTAATTGAGATTAAAGAAGGCGAACTATCTGGTGCCATTTTGATGGTTAACCAAGACTTTATGGCTAAAACGAAACATTAAGGAGAATAAGATGAAAACCAGCGAATCAATCAAAGACCTAGCAACCGCTATGGCAGCAGCGCAGGGCGTTCTAACCAACCCGCCTAAGAATAAGACCAATCCGCACTTCAAGTCATCCTACGTTGACCTGAGCGATGGCCTTGAGGTTATCCGTAAATGCTTCAGCAAGCACGGTCTGGCGTTCATCCAAGGCACCTCTATCGTCGATGGCATGATTGTCCTCAATACCCGCATCACGCACCTTAGCGGCCAGTGGATCGAATCAGAGTATCCTGTTGGCGGCCTTGGCAAGCCACAAGAGATGGGCTCCGGGATGACCTACGCTCGTCGCTATGCCCTATTCAGCATGGTGGGTGTCGCTGGTGAGGATGATGACGATGGCAACGCTGCACAGGCCGCTGAGCCAGCAAAGGCCGCCAAGGCTGCTCCTAGGCAGATGCAGCCGGGTATGACGCCAGACGATAGCACAAAGCTGTTGGAAGTTATTAGGGGCGCTATGGAGTTTTGTAAGACGGTCGAGACACTGACCGACTGGGCGGGTGAACACAAGGATCAGATTGCTATGCTCCTTCCAGCACACCGGAAAGAGCTTGAGAGCGATTACAAGAGCTACCGCAACACGTTGAAAGCCAATGGCTGATACAATCTATGCACGTCGTAGGGGGAGCAAGCTAGAACCATGCTCCCTCATCGATGAAGAAGCGCTGATGGAGTTTCCTGAGAACAAGGATCTCTCCATCACGATAGCTAGGACGAGAAGCAGTAGGCAGCATCGGTTCTTTTGGGGATTGCTGCACAAGGTTTGCGAGAACCATGAGACGTATCAGAAACCGGAGCAACTGTTGCTATGGATTAAGATCCGCCTTGGGTACGTGGAGGAGGTCAGGTTTCATAACGATCAAGTATGGTGGGTAGCAAAGTCCACCAGCTTTAACGCGATGGGGCAGGATGAGTTCGGGAAGTTTCTAAACGCCGCCTTAGACTTGATTGTTGAAGAGGTTATTCCCGGAATCACATTATACGATCTACTAACAGAAGTTCAGAAGATGGTTGGTATCAACCTCAGAGATTTAAGGAGTGAAGACGATGGCGTGGGAAAGTAAACCCGGTGATATCTCCCTGTTTCAAGCAGGGCAGAAGAAGAGTGAGAAGCAGCCCGATTGGCGTGGGACTGTGAACATCGACGGTGTGGATCGTGAAGTGGCGATGTGGAACAAGACCACAAAGTCTGGCGATACGTTCCTGTCTGGCAAGGTAGGTGATGAAGCTAAGCCAAAGCCCGGCATTGGGTTCACGCCTAAAAAGACTTTCACCCCAACAGAGAAGCCTAAGCAGTCGTTTTCTAGCGATTTAGATGACGATCTGCCCTTCTAAATCATGGCAAAGCGCAAAAGACTTTCAACGACACAGCGGATAATCCTCTTTCAAAAACATGGAGGCATCTGTCACATATGTGGAGGTAAAATTGGAATTGGCGAAAGTTGGGAACTTGAGCATATTATTCCTTTTGCGATGGGCGGTGAAGATAACGAAAGCAATTGGGCTCCAGCGCACATCAAATGCCATAGAGACAAAACGACTATTGATGTGGGTCAAATTGCAAAGGCTAAACGGCGCGAGGCGCGTCACCTTGGAGGTCACACTTCAAGGTCGCCGTTACCTTTTGGTAAAAAATCTCCGTTGAA